TTGGCCATCTTTTTATCGGTTTTAAAATCGGATACCGAACTCTTGACCTCGATAACAGCGATTTGCGAACCCATATTTACCGCAACCACGTCGGCACGCAGACGCCCGCCTTTACACAGCCCTACCTCATAGTTGACGAACCATAACTTCTTTTTGAAGTAATGGGCCACGGCATTCTTGATGAGTTCCGCCTTCATGATTCAAGGTACTCGATGACCTGGCCTTGTATATCGCGGAATTGTCTATTAACCGCACCAGCCATACGAGAGCGACTCTCACGTAGCAGAACCTGGAATTTGGCATACTCATCCGGTTCCATCAAACCCTTCGCATCGGCAGATATGAGCGAGTACTCTTTAACCATTTCTTGTGCCAAATCAGACGTCGCTGGTTTGACAACGGTTTCTACAAGTTGCGTACCCAACATACCACGATCTTGCGCCGCCTGTATATCAACCAGTAATTCGCGTATAGAAGATACCAGCGTGTTGACCTGATAAATACCTTTGGTGCCCTCAGTCTTTACGACGTAGGACTCTGCCAATGGGAACATTTGTACCAACGATTGAAGAAGGGTTCGGTACACCAGAGGAATTGCTTTGTCGTTTTCTTTGGAGTCTAGCAACGCCAGAATCTGTTCGGAGTTCGCAGCAACTATCGAGGATACCTCTTTTACGGATGAGTCCCGCTTCGCCTTCTTCAGCTTGACCTCGGTAACCTCCATTGATTTCTTTTTCTTCTTTTTCTTCAACGAAGGGCTCACGTCTAACTGAAGTACCTTGCCCATGATTACACCATGTTGTCAGCGATTGGAATTGCGATACGGTCGGGATGGCACACGTGCACCTCTATACCGTTCGTGATAGCACGCTCCATTGGTGCACGGCAATCCGGGCACAGACCTTGTCCTGCCACCTCTGCACTCATATCGATACGGGCTTCTACTTTTTTGGTATCTTTCTTGCCTGCAGTAACCCAGGCTTTTGGTAATTTCAGGTCGCTCATTTCTTACTCCGTTTCAAAGGTAATCTTGAACTTGATTCGATCATTAAACGAATCGTCTTTGGGCTGTAGCTAAGTTGACGCTGTAACGCGACTTCAAAACCGTAGCACCCTATTAGTCCCGCATCCAATTGGTGAGGTGTGGTCCGCACACGTTTGTACATTTGGTCAAGCTGGGTTTTAAACCGGCGATTCCATTTATTTTTCCAAGTCGATGCCGATATGACTTTGAACGGTGCGTCTGGTATAAGCATACTCAGCATACCGTTCATCATCGATACGATTTCAATCAACGGACCACCAAGACCACGCGTCATAAAGCGCTCACCAATTATGGCATCTGGTTTGTACATAGCAAGCCACATACCAATCTCATCGAGAAACAACTTTTTCTGCATCGGGAAATTATCGGCGATGTTATACATTGGGTTGGTCAGCACTGCGTTCGCAATGATATCGACCTTATTGCCCCTTACACCAACGCACGCGATCCCAAAATTACGAGTACCAGGGTCGACGCTCAATATACGGAAATCGTGCTTGCGTGTGCAGGGCTCCAACGTGTACGACTTGTTTGGTTTCCTGATCTTCTTTTTCATTATGCAGCCCGCTAGTGAATATCCATAAAATTGAGGTCAGGCAAGCAACCAAACACAGATACCAGCAAGAGGGTAGGCCGCTACAAGTTTCCAGGTAAGCGGTTCTTTGAATACCATCACGCCTATTGAAGCCATGATAATCATCCAAAGGGGATTGTAGAGTGCCAGGACTTCTGTTATAAGACGGGTACGGTATATTTGCGTCCAGAAGTAGGCGGTGCATCCCCATAGAATGGCGGCCGATAAGGTCAGCGCCCATGACTTTGGCCCACTCATACCGGCCGCCATTTTGCACAGTGTCTCGCCACTAAGGCCAAACAGCATGGTGATTAACATGAACTTCATTTATATTCCCTTTGGTTATCGAACCATTCTGCTTCGGATGTTACTGAGGCCACCTGAACGTCCCGCAAATGCCGGCATCGGCATGCGTGCGGCATTACCATTTCCATAGTTGAAATCTTTGGCCTCCTTTAGGCGATCCATCAATTTCGGATGATGGATTTTTGAGGCACCCAATACGACTGCCCGGAAAATATCATCGGTATACCCATCACCTTTACCAGGGCAGCTACGAGGTCCGCCGTCCATTACGGTATTCAATTGAAGGTAGAAATGGCTAACTGGTTTATTAAGCATTTCTTTTCGGAAGTCCTCGATTTGACCATTGGTAATCTTGTGCTTATCCTCAAGATCAATGGTAGGGAACAACAGATTTTTTGAATCCAGCATTTGAACCACAACGTCGAAATCTTTACGGCGTGGCGAGTACTGCGTTGCCTTGCAGCGTATTTTACCTAAAGGATTGTTACCCATATCAGTTTCGATACGGTATAAAATATCCAGACCTTGCCACTGATCCGCCAACAGCGCTACAGCATTGGTATCTTTGGCCAACGGCAGAATCACGTTTTCATATAGCAGGTTGAAATTAATCTTCCTACCTTCATGAGGCATGCACTCCAGAATCGTAGAACCTATAGTTTTGTTGGTATCGAAATCGAAGTGTAGTGCCGTTATAATAAACGAGTTATTGACGTGACCTGCATCCAAGGTGATAACAGAAGGCCACCGACATGACCTGATCTTCTCGATCTTACCGTATATCTCACCGGGGCGATCATACATATAAATCAAACGGTGCGTATTTTGACCATTGACGAACGTACCCTCTTCGTAGGCTTTCACTGGCACAAAACGTGAGTGGACGGTTGGTGGATTAGCACCGTAATCCCGTTCCGCTTTCTCACGATTAGAAGCATATGCAGCCACGATGATTGGTGAATCACGTTCAAACAAAGGGCTCATTTCCCACGTTGGCAAGTTGACGCCTAAGATGGTTTGACCGCCGACCTCGGTTCGCGACTCACGCAGCAGCCGCATGACCTTATCTCGCAAGCTGTAGGGTGACGACACCGAACCCATAATGCAAGGGGGTGCGCTGCTCATTCCTTCTTTGATGAGATTCCACCGAATGGTTTGAACGGTCGACAGCGAGTTCATCAATGATTTGTGAGCCTCATCAGCGTTGGCGCGTTCGCTCTCGTTGTCTTCCTCTTCGTCACCTTTAGGGAGTGGAAATAAACCTAATTCATCTAAGCCAGCCCACAGCCGCGTATCACCACGAAGCGTGGTGGACCGAGGACCGGTAGGATACCACCGCATGTTCTTGTGGTATATGTCGATGTACAACGTAGACACTCGGTAAAAGTCCTTGCCGTACTTGATTTTGGCTTCGTCCAGAATCTTGAAATAATTCTGGAACCATTTTGATCCGTCCACCATCTTTTTAAATGGTGTCCACATAACACCGATAGCCTTGGCAAAGTTCAGGCTAACAAAGGTCCCAGTTAGCAGTGTGGATTCCTGCATCGACGACCGTGCAAGTGAACCCAGGTTAGGAAATTTTAGGTACAGGTGGAAAGCATAGCTGGAATAACCAGCCGCAAACGAACTTGATTTACCGCTTCGTTGCCCCAACACATTGACCAACTGCATGTAGTCTTTGAGGTTGTGATTCTTTATAAGGTCGTATTTATGCCGCTTACAGCAAGGGCATACACCATGTTCAAGAAGCTTGAGCATTTTGGGTAACTCTTCCGAATTTATTTTCTTCGGAATATTGTCGATATTCATGTACTTCGGTTTGGTGCAGGCCGTGCAGACCTCACCGAACAACACCAAACCAATCCACATTTGCCTAGCCCAAGGGGGGTTGGCATCGCGACCTATGATGCGGTATGAATAGTCAGAGTAATTTTTAGCGTGCGGAAGATCACGGTCATCGACACGTAAGTTACGCATAGTACCAGTAACAGGGTCCTCCGCCATCTTCATCAAGGTACGTACATCAAAATCCTCACCAAATCCATCCGGCATGATGATTTCTTTTTCTGCAGGCAAGATGATTTCAGATTTACGTGCGGTCTTTTTGGTCTTCGTTTCCCACTTCTCAATCAACTCCAGGTCGGCGTCGGTGGTTAAGTCGGGAAACAGATCGTGCAGAAGCAAGGTCTTCTTTACTTTCGTTGGGGCGTCGGTTCTCATTTGGCATTCCTAGCGGTATGGGTATCATCTGCTGTTTAGGTGCCACCGACTGTAGCAATTGCAACACATCGGTTTTAGGGAGACTGTAATACTTGGCTATAAACTTTGCCATACGGATATTAACAGCCTCGGCACTCATACGCTCAAATTTGGAGAATTGCGTACCGTCTACCTCTGTGTTCAACATGCGCTGTACGACCTGTTGGGCTTGTATGGTACCAGCCGAACCGGCTAGGGTCAAGGGTCCTATTTCTTGTAAAAAGAACTCACGCACCGCATTGATGTTACCAGCGATTTTATTGGGTGCTTCTTTGCGGTAACTCTTAACCCGTTTGTCTATTTCAGCGTCTATTACAACCAGTTCCTTTTTTTGGAACTTGCCGCGATTACGCTCTACTTCTTTGTGAACTGACTCCGAAAGCACAAAAAAGAAGCGGCTTTTAAACCGCTTCTCTTCGTGTTCGACCGTCAATTCTTCAGGTGCTGCATAGGCCAATTCAGATATGGCAGCTAGTGCCTGATCCTCATTGTCTTCCGCTTGCTTGTCTGTAAGAACCAGGTCGTTAATCATTTTATTCCTCGTCGCTATCAGTCTCGTTGTTTTCGACGTAGAGGACTTCACCACGGCCGGAAGCAATTTGTTTGAAGCACCAAGCACGCAGAGACATAGGTTTCAGGCCAGCTTTTTTACTGATCTTAGTCATTGCATCCCTGTCACCAAGCACCCAGTTCTTATAGTCGTAGTACGTAAGAGCCTTAGCTTTTGGCATACCATCGAGGCACAGCATCAGTTTGTCACGCCCCTTACCTTGCAACTGACCTGTCATGCGTAGGTAGTGCATGGTATCGAAGAACGGGTCGAAACCTCGCGCGACACCTTTGCCATCTTCAATCCAGATGCGGAACCAGACTCGGCGGCCTGGCGTCCACAGCTTGTTCTTGATGGCTTTGACTTCGATATAGCGATAGCGGTCGTTCGAGTCCTTTGCCTCAACAGATTTCTCGACTTCCTCTCGGGCTTTGTTGTACGTCTTGGGCCAAAGAGGCATACCAGACGCACGTGAGGTATTGCGTGTCCGCACGTCCGAGTTAAAGCGAAGGGCCTTACCGCCTGGTTCTTGCTCTTTCGGACCGAACATGGCCATCGGAATATCACGCAACTGATTGACGCCAATCAGAGCAACCATTTTCTCTGCTAAACGACCTTTGACACGCGGCAGGTGCTTAGCGAACATACGCGCCGCCAGACCTAGGCTGTTGTTAGCATCTTCTTCGTCGTTAGCCGCGGGATTCATAGCTGGGTATGAGTCGATGAAGAATATGCCTTGCAGGTCCCCGTTAGGCGCAGGAATCCAGTAGCCTTTACCGTATTTCTTGGTCATCGTTGCATCGGCAATGTCCGCATACTTTGCCTTGTTCAACTTGGTTTCGTCGAAACGGAACCACCATTTCTTAGCGATGAATTTCTTGTCGGGTAGCTGACGCAAGACCTCTGACATATAGTCGAAGAATTTGTCACCGACCGACTCTTGGTGATAGCGAACTATAGGGCGAACGATCCATTTACCGGTGTCGTCATCTTTCAAACCGAACAGTTGGTTTTTCTCCAACTTGACACCCGCACCTTGTATAATCGAGGTAACGTAGCGTTTGGAGTTTTTGGTCGAACCTTCAAAGTCCCAGAATTCCAACAATGGAATCTTAGCCTTGATAGCATTAGCCATGATTGTCAGGATGTTGGTAGTCTTTGCAGCTTGTTCCCAACCTGACGATGTGTACATACCCGCGCGGATACCACCACCTAGCTGAATGTCGTAGCAAAGTAAACCAGTGGACATCGGATCGCCAACGTCCAACGAAGATACCTCTACACCCTGACGGCGGGCAATCACATCAAGCGTATCGCCGTATATGGATGCGTAGTCGAACGGTGCATCGGATTTCTTGCCCTTCTTTTTCTTGCTCTTA